GCCCAATGCACCCCCGGATACAAGGGGTTCCGTTTAACGTCCGTGGAAGACTTTAAGAGGTCAAGGAGTCTCATGACAAATGAACACCTTGGACTTTGATTGGATGACCACCGCCGGCTTCAACGCCGGAGCAATCTTCCAAGAAACCACCACTCACGAAAGCGATGGAATCCCGAAAGATCCGTCTTCCCAACGCAGCAGTTTCACTGCTGTGGGGCCCGAAGCCCTCGCCAGCTACCGAATGAACGGCCGCCAACTGTGTATCGAGGCCGGTGTAATCCGTAGATTGTGCCACCACGATACTGGAGAAAGAGACAGGAGGAGGGACCCGGCTGAAACGGCCGACCGGAGGAGAAACCTCCGACCGACAACAGGGACAAGGAACCCGTTCGTGCGAGAACCAAGCCTCCGAACACACCCGACAAAACGCATGACTACAAGTAGTCACACGAGACGCCGAGGCTTCGTAACAGACGGGACACTCCTCCAAAATCCCATGCACCTCAACCTCCGGGCGCGAATCAGTAACCGAACGAATCGGACTGACTGGTTGCCATACTCGAATTCGATTACGCCTCCACCAATACTCCACCGGACGCCTCACCTTGGGGGTGAGGTAGCGCCTAGCATTGGCCGGAGACAACCCCAGCAAGGCAGCCAAGCACCTTAGCGGCCTCCTGCAGTGGCCGAGAAACGGACCAGAACCCGTCCGAACAACCTCGGCCTTGTAATCGAATTTGTCCAACCCCCCAACCCTTTTGGGGTCTGACCAGGCACAAGCTATAAACTCAGGCCCGATCAATCGGAGGTTCTCACGCATCTTCTTTGTCAACTTGTCTACCTCAAGTAGCTCCCAACCCTCTGGGACCCTATCCTGTTCCAAATGCCCTTTCGAAACAGGAAGAGGCCTTTCGGACTCCGTAGAGAGGTAGTGCGCCTCTCGGTCCCAAAGGTGGCTATGAATAAGCTCATGACGGTAGACAGGAAGACCTAGCCCACGGGAAACAGACCTATCCGAAGACAGGATGTACTTAGCATTCCATTTCAAGAACTCAATCCGAAGCAATGATCGCTTGGACCCAAAGAATCCAGGGCAAAACGAGCTGTACCTCCCCCGCAGAGTTTCCACCCCACCGCAATCGGCCCGAAGACCGAAAGCGGAAGAACGGATACAGGGTACTATATCAACTCTTCGATCAAAAGCCTTGAAAAGAG